ATGCCGAAGATTTTTTTGAGTCCCTCAACTCAGGAGTGGAATCAGTACGCAACTGAGGGCAATGAGGAACTTTACATGAACCGTCTGGCTGACCGTATCGAACCGTATCTCCGTTCGTGCGGCATCAGCTTTGTCAGAAATGATCCTGTCAGAAATGTGGCAGGCGCTATACAGGATTCAAACGCAGGAAGCTACGACGTACACCTTGCCCTTCATTCAAATGCCGCTCCGGAAAGTCTGGCAGGAAAGCTGAGGGGTATCGACGTTTACTTCGCTCCGAAAAGTGCAGACAGCGAAAAACTGGCGAATATCATCGCTAACAATCTGAAAAGCATCTATCCTCTCCCAGATAAAGTCAGAGCTATCCCAACTACTTCCCTCGGTGAAGTTCTGCGTACTAAAGCCGTTGCGGTACTCTGTGAACTTGGCTATCACGACAATTTTGCAGACGAAGCATGGCTGAAGAATAATCTGGAGAATATCGCAAGGAATATAGTCCGTTCACTCTGTGACTATTTCGGTATCCCCTTTGTAAATGCAGGGGCTGTCCGCTGGGGAACTGTCACTACCGACGGAAGCAATCTGAATATCCGCAGTTATCCGTCATTATCGGGTGCTGTCATCGGTAAAATGCCGGACGGCGCACAGGTGATGATAAACGGCGAAACAAACGGTTGGTATGTCGTTAACTATAACGGCATAACCGGCTACTCCAGCTCAGAATTCATTACGATTTAAAAGCGCTGTATAACCGTAGTGCTCATACAGCAGTTTTATGAGTGTATATTGAGGCATACTATTTTCCCTAAGCAAAATCTGTTCAAGGGGCGGAGTGTTATTCTCGTCGGTAAGATTTATGCAGATAATAGTCTGCTCGGATGATACTATCACGCAGTTGACCACGGTGCCGATAAGCTCTCTTTGGTCGTCTTCGGATGCACGCTCAACAATATCGCCGAGGGCATACACAAAATGCTCAAGAGTAAGTTTCGGAGGTTGTGGGGCAATATCATTCAGAGCGAGCCTGAGCTTGTCTCTGCGGTTTTCAAGTTGTTCAATGGTATCCTTTATAGCTTTGCTGTTGATGCCGCTCAGAATAGCGTTAACAGCGTTCTGGAGTTTCTGCTCTACGCCTGACAGTTCATGCTCGATGGATTCACGTTCACTTGTAGCAGGTGATGATTTCTGATATTCCTCATACGCTGCCTTTGCGAGCTCGTCCACCTTATCAGCGGTGAAGTAAAATTTCAGAGCATCGCAGACAGTACAGTGCAGTTCATCCGCCTTGATATTATTTATACCGCAGTGATTACGGCAACGGTAATAATGGTACTTTCCCTTGTAGGCACAGAAGCCTGACATTCCTGCTCCGCATGAACATTTCAGCTTGCCTGTGAGATAATAGTCATAGCCCGAATAGGTCTTTCTGTGCGCATTGACATAGGTCTGCCTGCGCTGTGATACTTTGTTGTAGATATCATCCGGGATGAACCGAGGAGCGATGCCGTCAGCATCCAGAGACCCCGAACGGTATTTTCCGAGGTAGACTTGACTGTTGAACATATGGCTCAGGTTCATGGTATTCCACCGCCTCCCAACGCTGTTCACAAGTCCCCTGCTGTTCAGGCTGTCAACTATTGCCTGCTGAGTTTCTCCCTCTGCGTATCTGCGGAATATTTCCATCGCAATGGGCGCTCTCTCCTCGTCAATGGCGAGGCGATGATCCACCACCTTGTATCCGTAGGGACAGACTGAATTGACGAATTTGCCTTTCTTCATGGACTCCTCTTTTCCTCGGCGCATCTTTCGCCCCAGCTCAGCGGAGTAGTATTCATCCATAGCTTCAAGGATGCCCTCCATGATGATGCCCTCGGGGCTGTCTGTGATAGCTTCGGTAGCTGATATGACACGTATGCCATTATCTCGAAGCTTCTTCTTGTAAATAGCACTGTCATAGCGGTTTCGGGCGAAACGGTCAAGTTTATATACGAGAACCGCTTCAAACTCTCCCCTGCTGCTGTCCGAGATCATACGCTGGAACTCAGGGCGCTTGTCGCTGGTTCCCGAGATTGCCCTGTCGATGTAGTGTCCGATTATATCATAGCCGTTCTCGGATGCGTACTTCTCCGCAACGTGAAGCTGGCCTTCAATAGACTGCTCGTTCTGCATAACGGAGCTGTAACGCCCGTAAAAAACACATTTTTTCATAACATTCTCCTTGCAATTTATTGAAGGATATGCTATAATACAGTTGTCGAGGCTGTGCTTATAGCATATCCTTATTATCCCCTGCGGTATTACCAGTACCGTGGGGGATTTTTTATTAGTTAAATTGGCGTTTGTGATTATCAATCATTTTCTTTGAATAATACTGTGCTTCCTCTTTGTTTTTAGCACTTGTATATTTCAAAGCAAGTTTTGCCGTTTCCTCAGCCTTTTTATAATCCTTTTTATTTTCATATATGATAATAAGTTTTCGGAAAGCAGGTATTGTTATCCCCTCTTTCAAAAATGGGATCATATCAGATGAGTCAAGGCAAGAAATGCACAAATTGCAATACTCTATGCATTTATTCAAATACTTTTCATCAAGGTTTCTGAACTTATAATAAAAATCTATAAACGGCAGCGCAGAATAGTATTCATCTGAATTTTTCTTACCCTTATGAGGCTTATATTCCTTAATTAGTTCTTTTTCTTTTGCAGAATCAAATACTTGCGGATTCTTACCGCTTGTCTGACTTTTAGGCGGAGAGAATATTTTATCAAACAGCCCCATAACTACATCTCCTCTCCGACTTTTCCGATGACCTTACCCACGCACCTATACTCTTTTGCAAAGATATCATCATAATCAGGGTTAATGGAGATCAGCCTGTCCTTGCCTTTTTCCTTGACATAGCCCTTTCCGTCCACGATGAACACACCTATTTCGCCGACATCGATATCGTCGCAGAGCTTCACGCAAAGCTCGTCACCGTCTGAGATCGCAGGCTCCATGCTGTCACCGTCCACGGGAATGATGATATCGGCTTCACGCACCTGCGGACTGTCAGGGAACTCACGCATTTCAATATTTTCATCATCGAGGAATTCTCCTGTACCTGCGCTTGTAAGCAGACAGGAGAATTTTTTTGTTATCATCTTTCTCAGTTCCTGAGCGGACAGATCACGGCTGTTCTTTGCGGCTTCAGCAAGGGCGATCATTGCATCAATAATAACCTGACGCTTATCCTCGGGAAGCTGTAAGTATACCTCAAGAGCGCTTTTCTCGCCTATCTCAAGTCCGAGCAGAGCGAGCGGATCGGTTTGCTTTTCACGCCCGAGAAGATAGTCTGTGGAGACGTTGAACATATCTGCTATCTTGCATAATAATTCGTATTTAGGTTCTCTTATTCCTTGCTCGTAGCCTTGCCATGCTCTCAATGTTATTTCAAGTTTATCGGCGCAGTCTTTCTGCGTCATATTACTTTTTTCTCTAATTGCTTTAATGTTGGTTTTCATAATGCACCTCCTTAAAACTAATTATAAACGCAAAATGCGATAGTGTCAATACGTGATATTGCACAAAAAAGGATATCGCAATTCGTGCATAATTTTATAATAAATCCGCTTGACACAGAACGCAAATTGCGATATAATACAGTTGTTGGAGCGAACAAAACGTGATACCCCCAACATCCAACAGTTAAAAACCCCTGAGAAAATGATACCGAGGAGGTGAAAAAGGCATGACCGAGACAAGAGAATACACACGCAGTACATCCCCTGAGAACTTCGAGAAGCTCTACTCACAGCTTTCCGACAGTGAAAAGGCACTGATATCTGCGTACATGGACGTAACATTCGCCCTGCTGAAGAATATGCAGGATATGATGAAGCATAAGGAGGCACGACCATGAATGAGAACAGAGTTATCGTTGTAGAAAAGCCGGGAAAGATAAGCCGTATCAAGGCGGATCAAATCGCACGACTGATACAAGCATACTACAGTGTCCCCGAGAACCTGAGGCGCTTCGAGAAATGGAAAGCGGCTCATGAGGAGAAAGGGGCAGAGGTATGCTGCAAGCAATAATCGGATTTTACCTGGGTGTCGCAGTGTGCCTGCTGAAAGGCGGCATAGAGGACCTGTCAGAGGGCCTCCGGTACCTCAGGAGAAAGAAAGCGCTGGAAGCTGATATCAGCGACCACAGTGAGAACATAAGGCTCTACGGCGCATTTATGAGCGTCGAGGATGCCGAAAAGGAAAAGGCCGAACTCGCAATGCTCAAGGCCGAATTAGAGAAACTTGAAAAGGAGTAATTAATATGGATATGACGCCCGATGAGATTGTAGTACGCTACAGGCAGGCGAAGGATAAAGCAGAGCAGTTGCAGATACTGGCTGATCTGAATGACTGCACCGTGGATGGAATTATCAACGTCCTCTGCGAACACGGCGGCTACAAACCGCAGTTCTTCAACAAAGCAAAAGTAAAGCTGAAGCAGATACCCTACAAGAAACCGGAGATTATCCCCGAGCCGCCTAAGCAGGAAACAGTTGATTCTGCACTTGACATCCTCAGAGCCGAGATCGCCGAGCTGAACCGCCAGCAGTATCAGCTTGACATGAGAAAGGCTGAGCTGTATCAGAAGATCAGCAACGCCCTTGACGTGATGAGGGGGTGGTGAGATGTTTGAGATGATGTTTGAGATAAAGATAGAAGATCAGAAGATCGAAACTACAGCCAAAGGCCGCAGTGATGATATCCTTGCTGAAACTATTCTCACAGTTATCGGTGCAGCAAGAACTTTCTCAGAGATAACGCATATTCCTGTGAAAGATGCCATAGGCCTGATCTGCTCATCCGCAAAGGAAAACTGCGATCCGGAGCATTACGAGGGCACTGTTGTGCGTATGAAGGTTCCGAGAAAAGGCGGTGAGAAGAAATGACCGATTATGAGAAACACAAGTATGCAGAGTATTCCAAGGAGCTCGAACGAATACGCAAGAAGCTGGCCGAGGCGGAATCAAACTATCAGTGTACAGGCTCAGCAAGTACTTACAAGACCATCAGGAAATATGAAGCACTGGAAGATGTGTATATGCTTGCCTTAGGAGCACTAAATGGCAATTGCCGTCGCTGCAACTCAACAGAGCGGAGAGTCAAGGCACTTCTCGGCAAGTATAAAGATGATGATGTGATGATAAAATCATCGGTTATTCGTGATGAGTTGATAGACATCTGCCCTGAAGCAGCAATAGGAGGTAAAAAACAATGAAAGCACTGAAAGTTGAAGGCAGAAGCATTACCGAGACAGACATCCCCAACACACTGGAAGCGTTGCAGGCAGCGGTTGACGGATACATCGAGACCTTACAGCTCGTTCCCGATCAGGCTGTGATGATAGTCAATGAGGAGGGGCTGCTGAAGAACCTTGAAGTTAATACGTTCGCTTCTGCGATCGCAGGCACAATGATAGTCGGTACTGCTCTGATCGTCGGTGTGGACGGAGACGAGTTCACAGATATCCCCGAGGACATCGTGAAGTGTATCAATGCACTGTTCGCATAAAGAAAAACGCTCCTGCAAGAGGAGCGAGAAAACGATATAGATAATTTAACACAAGTACATAATATCACAAAAGGAGTGAAATGTCAAATGGAAAAATATGAAAAGGCGGCGGCAATAGCGGACAAGCTTCGCAATATGACAAACTTCTTTGTCGTAGTCACCGCCGAAGATGTAAGACTGAAAGTCAGAAGTGACGAAGAACTTGACTTCTACTACAGAAAGCTGGTGATGAATAATGGACGCTGAAAAATACTTTGCCGTACAGGGCATAACAGGAAAGGTCCAGAAAATCATTGCACCTAAGACCGCCGAAGCACTGAAGCTGTTCTGTTCTCAGAGCAGAGAGTTCGCACAGGCAGTGGAACAGTCGGACAAGACTTTCCAGGACTGCCTTGACAACATCAACAAATCCGTGAACAAACGTGACGCTGTCAGTGATCTGGACGTGTTCAGGATGGCAGCTGAGTTCTACTTCATGGGGGCTAAGATATGTTACGAAATGCATATTGATCTTGGCGAGAGCGATAGCATATCAGTATCACTCGACAGCCTTCTCGACTTTTGAGGTGACACTATGAAAGAGAGACGAAAACAAGAGTTACTGCATTCATTTCCGCCTGTGCCTGATGATATCCTTAATAGCATGAAAGGCCGAGGAGCTCAGAATTTCGTTGTAATGCTTGTCAAAAAGGTAGACGGCGAACTGTTTGCACGATGCTTTCATCGCTACACAAACGGACAGATCGTAGAGCGGCAGAGGTATGTTTTTGCCAAAGACGGGGCGGTCCGTTACGGCAAAGACGACGGCAAGCCCTGGACGATCCGGAAAGAGTTCCGTGAACCTGTATTCTGTCAATCAGGATATGGCTATACATTCGACAACAGCTACTGCGTGATGAACTACAATGAGATCAGCCGAAGCTGTATGAAGTATGCTCGCATAAGCGGTCAGACATCTTCATTGTTCATGGAATATCTCGGACTTTATTGCCGGCATCCGAATGTTGAATATCTGATGAAAACAGGCTACGATTTTCTCATAAGCGAAGAATACGACGGCTACTGGGGAACGCACACCTGTCTTTCGGTCAGTCCGCTTATCAACTGGAAAAGTAACGACCTGCGGAAAATGCTGAGCCTGACAAAGACTGAATTCAAATCGCTGCAAGGCCGTGAGACCATATACCCATGCTACATGATGTGGAAGAAGGCATACCCGAAATACAGCATCGAGGAACTTATCCATATAGCAAGTGTATTCAGATATGAGCAAGGCACAGCTGAACTGCTTGAAAAGCAGACAGAGTTGAAACTTCGCAGAATAGCAAGATACCTCAGTGAGAACAATGTAAACGTCCGTGACTACAGCGACTATATTGACCAGTGCATAAAGCTGAAATATGATCTGCACGACACCGCAGTGTCAATGCCGCATAACTTTCAGGCTATGCATACAAGGCTCAGCAATATTATCAAATACGGAAACAGCGAGGGGCTTGTTCCTTTATTCCGTCAGAACATGGAGCAGCGCCGGCAACTTGAATTTGAAGGTGACAGCCTTTTTATCCGTCAGCCTGAAAGCTTCGAGGAGATCGTAGCTGAAGGCAACTCACTCAATCATTGTGTCGGAGGTTACGCTGAACGTCATGCCCTCGGAAAGTTGCACATCATGTTCATTCGTAAAAAGGATGAACCCGAAAAGCCATACTACACGATGGAAGTCAGCATATCAGGCAAGATAATACAGGTTCGTGGAGATCGCAACTGCGCTCCGACCGAAGAAGTCAGTGATCTTATAGAAATGTACAAGGCTCACCTTGAAACGTTGTACGATCGTAAAGAAAAAATAAAGAAACGCTGCCAAAAATCAGCGGAGAGGGCAAATGTATGAATAATAAACCTACAAGATGCATTGACCCTGTTATAAAATTCTGTCAGGAGTGCCGCTGGGGATGGACACACTATCCCGACTGGGTAGAGACCTATGAAGACTTATCATTGTGTTCTATTGAATCGGGCTGTACTCTCGGCTTTGATCAGGGCAGGCCTGAAGACGAACCGACAGAAGAAGAACTTAAAGAATTTGAAACCTGGAGGAATCATAATGATAGAACCACAGACGAAAACACCGCCTGTCGACACGAAGCAGGCGGTAACAGACAAATACACAGAGGCATATAACCTGAATGTCAGGATATGTGTTAATGCGCAGATGGCTCAGCAGAACCTTTACGAAGTCTGCAAGGGCTTAAAGGAAATGCGTGACGGCAAGCTGTACAAGGAACTGGGCTACAACAGTTTTGAGGCTTATACCGAAAATGAAGTTGGACTAAAACGCAGGCAGGCATATAACTTTATAAGCGTCGCTGAAGCGTATGGAGAAAATGTGCAATCGATTGCACATTTTGGCACAACAAAACTCGCTCTCCTCGCCAAGCTCGACGAGCCTCAGCGTGAGGAAATTCAGCAGGCAGTGAACTTGGAGGAAGTATCCGTCCGGGAGCTGAAAGCCGAGATAGACAAGCTCAACAAGGAAAAAGATGGATTTAAGGAGCGCCAGGATAAGCTGCTCATCAGAAATAAAGAGCTTGTAAATGAACTGGAACGAACCGGTAAAAAACTGGATCAGACTGAAAACGACCTTGATGAAGCCAATGAGACAGTACAGAGCCTTTCACGGCAGCTGGAAGAGCTTGAATCCCGTCCCCGTGACAGCTATGAGGATACTACCAAGATCGAAGAACTGAAAAAACAGCTTGCAGAGGCTGAGGAGAGGCATCGTGCTGATCTGCGTATTAATCCTACTGAGGATATCAAAGGTATATTCAAAGCACACATGATGGCAGCAGTCGATGCCCTCAGAAATCTTACCAAGTTTGTCGAAGCACATGAGAATTCGCCTGAAAAGGCAATTTTCATAGAAAAGCTTGAAAATGTAGATATGCTTATCAACCAGACAATAAACAGACTGAAAGGAGTATAAATATGTCAGTCAAGATCAACACACTTGAATTTGAAAATGTAAAACGCATCAAAGCACTCGCCCTTGAACCCTCGCCCAACGGCCTTACCGTTATCGGAGGCAGGAACAACCAGGGCAAGACCTCGGTACTCGATGCAATCTGCTGGGCTCTCGGCGGCGAGAAATACCGCCCGTCACAGGCTCAGCGTGAGGGAGCGCTCCTTCCGCCGACACTGAAAGTCACTCTCAGCAATGGCATTGTTGTAGAGCGTAAGGGCAAGAACAGCGCACTGAAAGTCACAGACCCAAACGGCAATAAGTCAGGGCAGCAGCTCCTGAACAGCTTCCTCGAACCGCTTGCCCTTGATCTTCCGCAGTTCATGAACAGCAGCAATAAGGACAAGGCAAACACCCTCCTCCGCATTATCGGTGTAGGTGACAAGCTCTACGAACTGGAACGCACGGAAAAGGAAATGTACGACAAGCGTCATGCTATCGGTCAGATCGCAGACCAGAAAGCCAAGTATGCCAAGGAAATGGTCAGCTATGAGGGAGTTCCCGAAATGCCCATATCCGCTTCTGATCTTATCGCTCAGCAGCAGGCTATACTTGCAAGAAACGGTGAGAACCAGCGCAAGCGTCAGCTGAAAGCGCAGTACGACTATGAACTGGAACAGGCTCGTCAAGCCCTTGATGAAGCAAAGAGACGTTTCGCACAGGCTCAGGCGAACGCTCAGACAGCTGCTAAGTCCGCAGAGGATCTTGTTGACGAATCTACCGCCGAACTCGAAAAGAATATTGCTGATATCGACACCATCAATACTAAGGTGCGTGCTAACCTTGACAAGGTGAAAGCCGAAGAGGAAGCCAAAGGATACCGTGAGCAGTATGACGCACTGACGGTACAGATAGAAGATGTCCGCAAGGAGAAGTTTGATCTGCTGAACAATGCTGATCTGCCTTTGAAAGGTCTTTCCGTTGCTGATGGTGAACTGACATTCGAGGGGCAGAAACGGGACAATATGAGCGGCTCACAGCAGCTGAGAGTTGCAACTGCTATAGTCCGCAAACTCAATCCAGAATGTGGATTCGTACTTCTTGACAAGCTGGAGCAGATGGATACTGATACGCTTAAAGAGTTCGGACAGTGGCTTGAATCCGAGGGCTTGCAGGCAATTGCAACAAGAGTATCACTTGGAGAGGAATGCAGTATCATCATTGAAGACGGCTATGCAGCCGGTGATAAAACTATACCTGTTCCTGCATCACCCGAACCTGAAGTAATCACACAGCCCTGGAAAACGGGTAAGTTCTGAAAGGAGAAATAAGCATGATTTTTGAAGAAATAAACGGCATCCAGACAGGCAGCGGTCTGAAAATCGTTATCTACGGACAGGAGGGCGTGGGCAAGTCAACACTTGCCTCGCAGTTCCCGGGAGCTGTATTTATCGACTGTGAGGGCAGTACATCAAGGATGAACGTCCGCAGACTGCCGAAGCCCACAAGCTGGAAGATGTTCACAGATGAATTTGAGTACATACTCAGCTCCTGCAAGGCAAACGGCTATAAGACTGCTATTGTCGATACTTTCGACTGGGCTGAGCGACTGGCTCTGGAAGCACTCTGCACTGAACACAATGTCACCGGCATTGAGGGCATGAACTACGGAAAAGGCTGGGAATACGAAAAGGAAATGATAGGCCGTTTCCTTGACGGCACGGACCGCCTTATCAAAGAAGGTGTGAATATCGTGCTTCTCTGCCATGCTATCAGCAGAAAGACTACTCTCCCCGAGGAAACAGAGGAATTCGATCACTGGGAGCTGAAGCTGGGCAACAAGACCACCAACAAGATCGCACCGCTCCTGAAGGAATGGTCTGACATGACTCTTTTCCTTGCATTTCGCACTAACATTATCGCCGTTGACGATAAAGGCAAGAAGCACAAGGCTACATCCTGCGAACGTATCATGTACACCACAAAAACAGCGTGGTGGGATGCAAAGAACCGCTTCGGAATGCCCGACAAGCTCCCCCTCACCTGGGAAAGCCTTGCTCCGATTTTCGGCAGCGCTCCTGCTGCTGAGACTGCACCGCCTGTGAATACACCACCGGCTCAGCAGGTAATAGAAAAAGCTCAGCAGGCAGGTATCCCGACGGAAGCGGTGAAGGAAGATCTCAGCAGCTTCGTTGACATCCCGACAGCACCTCAGCAGCCAACAGGTTATCAGCGTGTACAGGGCATCCCCGATGCTCTTGCTGATCTCATGCAGCAGCATAATGTAACGGCCGAGCAGATCGAATACGTCAGCATCGATGTCCGTCACTACATGGCAAATGGCATGAAAATACAGCAGTTCCCGACAGACTATCTCGTGTACCTGACAACTATCTGGGATCAGGTAGTACAGCTCATCAAGGAAAACTGCAACGACTATGTTCCATATTAAGGAGGAAGAAATTATGGATTATCAAAACAATTACGCTAACCCCTACAACAGCTATCAGCAGCAGGCTCAGACACAGCCTCAGTCCGACGGAGTATTCGGATGGGACGACGAGATCAAAGAGGAGAGCAGTTTTATACTGCTCCCCGAGGGCGATTATGTATTCACCATCAAGAAATTTGAAAAGGGCAGATATGACGGAGGCGACAAGATACCTGCCTGCCCTAAAGCTATCGTCACATTCACCGTTTACACCAATGACGGACAGTGTATCGATTTGCAGGAGAACTTCCTGCTTCACAAGAAGATGGAGTGGAAGCTTTCTGAGTTCTTCGCATCTATCGGCATGAAGAAGAAGGACGAGCCTGTTCGTATGATCTGGACTCCCGAACTTATCGGCAAGCAGGGCATATGCAAAGTGATCGTACATAATTACAAGAAGGACGGCGAAAACAGGCAGACTAACCGTATAGAAAAGCTTTATCCCAGCTACAATCAGCCTGCACTTGCACCGCCGTCACAGCCGGCACCGCCTCAGCAGTACCAGCAGCCTCAGACACAGTATACACCGCCTCAGCAGACACAGCCATGGCAGCAGGGATGGAAATAACAGTAATATCAAAGGAGTGTAATAATGGAACTCAGACCATATCAGGAAGAAGCGAGAAAAGCGGTCTGGGGAGAATGGGAACAGGGCAGAGATAAAACTCTGCTCGTTCTTCCTACAGGCTGCGGAAAAACTATCGTATTTGCGACTATCGCAGAAGATTCAGTCAAAAAAGGCAGCCGTGTTCTCATCCTCGCTCACCGTGGGGAACTCCTCGATCAGGCAGCTGATAAGATAATGAAAGCTACAGGGCTTGGCTGCTCAGTTGAAAAAGCTGAGCAGAGCTGTCTCGGGAAGTGGTACAGAGTGACAGTCGGAAGCGTTCAGACTCTCATGAGAGCAAAACGTCTGGAGCAGTTCAGCCGTGATTATTTCGACACTATTATCATTGACGAGGCACATCATGCCGTATCTGAAAGCTATCAGGTCATACTCAGATACTTCGATAAGGCAAAAGTCCTCGGAGTTACAGCAACACCAGATCGAGGAGATCAGAAGAACCTCGGCAAGGTATTCGACAGCCTTGCCTATGAATACACACTTCCACAGGCTATAAAGGAAGGCTATCTGACACCGATCAGAGCGCTGACTATCCCGATAAAGATCGACTTCACAAAAGTCGGAACGTCCGCAGGAGACTACAAACCCAATGACATTGCAACAGCCCTCGACCCGTACCTTGAACGCATAGCCGAGGAAATGGCAAAGCACTGCGCCGACCGCAAGACAGTTGTATTCCTTCCGCTTATCAAGACCTCTCAGAAATTCCGTGACATACTGAACAGACACGGCTTCCGTGCCGCAGAAGTAAACGGTGATTCCGACGACCGTGAACAGATACTGAAAGACTTCACTGACGGCAGGTACAACGTGCTGTGCAACTCCATGCTCCTGACCGAGGGATGGGACTGCCCGGAAGTTGACTGTATAGTAGTGCTCCGCTCTACAAAGGTGAGGGCGCTGTACTGTCAGATGGTAGGTCGCGGAACGAGACTTGCTGAGGGCAAGGATCATCTGCTGCTGCTCGATTTTCTATGGCACACCGAACGGCATGAACTGTGTCGTCCGGCTTGCCTGATTGCAGAGAATGAAGAAGTAGCAGAAAAAATGACAGAGCAGATAGCAGCGGCAGGCTGCCCTGTAGATATTGAAGAAGCAGAGCAGACAGCCTCCGAGGATGTCGTCCGTGACCGTGAAGCCGCTCTCGCCGAAAAGCTTGAAAAGCTGAAAAAGCGCAGGTCAAAGCTGGTGGACCCTATGCAGTACGCCATGAGTATACAGGACAATTCTCTCAGCAGTTATGTACCGTCATTCGGATGGGAGCAGAATCCCGTGACAGAATCACAGAAGAAAGACCTTGAAAAACGAGGCATTGACCCGTCAGCAGTTGACACCGCAGGCAGAGCCGAACAGATACTCCGTGCCTGCGCTCAGAGACAGCTTGCAGGACTTGCCACGCCCAAACAGATCCGTATGCTTGAACGCTACGGCTTTCAGCACGTAGGCAGATGGAGCTTTACAGCAGCAACAAATATGATAACCCGTATCGCAAGCATAGGCTGGAAAGGCGTTCCGAACGGTGTAGACCCTGCTACATTTATACCTCAGGAGGCATGAAATGAACTACAAAAACGACAATTTAGAAGAACTCCTCGAATACATCGACCCTTCCGAGCTTGACTATCAGCAGTGGTGTGGTATAGGAATGGCTCTTAAAGATTCAGGCTATGACGTATCTGTATGGGATACCTGGTCTATGCGTGACGCTCCAAGATATCATCAGGGAGAATGCGAAAGAAAGTGGCACAGTTTCAATGGGAGCGATACTCCCGTAACTGCCGGAACAATAGTAAAAATGGCTTTAGACGGCGGATATCATCCTCCGTCAAAAGCTCCTGATAAAGTCCTTGCCTGGGACGATGTTATCGGTGAGGAATACACTGTAACATCCGCTGAGGATACTCAGGAGCTTCCGATACACGAACCGAAGGTATGGGACCCTGCATCAGAGATCCGCAGGTATCTGGAAGCATTGTTCGACATGAACGACATAGTCGGCTACGCGACTGAAGTGTGGAAGGATGAAGCTGACGGCGGAAAATTCAAGCCGAAAGCAGGAAGCTATGACCGTACCGCAGGTATGCTCCTTCAGGAGCTTGCAAGGTACAACGGTGATATCGAATCAGTATTCGGTACTATAAATGAAGAATGCGGGGCATGGATACGCTTCAATCCGCTTAATGGTCAGGGGGTAAAAAATGACTGCGTGGCTGACTACCGCTATGCCCTTGTAGAATCAGACAGCATCCCTGTTGCACAGCAAAACGGTATCACGCACGATCTGAAACTGCCTATCGCTGCGCTTGTTTTCACAGGCGGAAAGTCACTTCATGCGATCGTCAGAGTAGAAGCAGGCAGTTTCAAGGAATACCGTGAGCGAGTTGAATTCCTGTATAAGATATGCGATAAAAATGGACTGCACGTTGACCGCAACTGTCGTAACCCCTCACGACTGTCGAGGATGCCCGGAGTAATGCGTAACGGTAAGAAGCAGTTCCTGGTAGAGACCAACAGCGGCTTCTCATCATGGCAGGAATGGAAAGAGTGGATAGAATCAGTCAACGACGATCTTCCCGACTTCGAGGATATGTCTGACGCATGGGAGAATATGCCCGAACTTGCACCGCCGCTCATCGAGAACGTACTGCGTCAGGGTCACAAGATGCTTCTGGCAGGTCCTTCAAAAGCAGGCAAGTCATTCGCCCTCATCGAACTTGCAATAGCTATTGCCGAGGGCAGGAAGTGGCTGGGCTGGCAGTGCGCTAAGGGAAAGGTGCTGTATGTGAATCTGGAACTTGACAAAGCGTCCTGTCTGCATCGTGTAAAGGATGTATACAATGCGCTGAAGATACCACCTCTCCATCTGCACAACCTCCGTATCTGGAACCTGCGAGGAATGACAAAGCCAATGGACAAGTTAGCGCCTTCGCTGATCTGGAGGGCAAAGCGTGAGAACTTCCTTGCAGTTATCATCGACCCCATATACAAGGTCATTACA